GCCGGGGATCGACATCAGGCGTCGATTGTGTTCAACGTTGCGGCACAGATGGTTAAGCAGGACCCGATTTTATCGAATCGGCTTACTGTCCTGCATTCCATAAAGCGGATTATCGATCACAAGACGAATTCGTTTTATCAGGTGTTGTCTGCTGAGGTTGAGACTAAGCACGGCCTAAACCCATCATGTGTGCTGTTTGATGAGATCCACAGTCAGCCGCACCGTCGTTTATGGGATGTATTGACCGTAGAAACGGATGCGGCACGAGATCAACAGCTCGTGGTTATCATGACAACGGCAGGCGTTTATGATCCATTGTCGATTGGCTGGGAGGTTCACGAGTACGCGCGCCAGGTCAAGGATGGCATTATTGAAGATCCGCAATGGCTCCCGATTATGTATTGCGCTGAAAACGATTCAGATTGGAAAAATCGAGACGTGTGGAAAGCGAATAATCCATCATTGGGTCACATAATGACAATGGAGAAACTTGAACAATCGTTTGTTGAGGTTATGAACAACCCAGCGAAGCTTAATGGGTTCAAAAGGTTCCGGCTGAACATGTGGGTCAGTTCTGTTGAAAAGTGGTTGCCAATGGATGAATGGGACATGTGTGATGAAAAGGTTGATGTTAGTAAGCTTCTAGGCCGTGATTGCTACGCCGGACTAGATCTGTCGTCTAAAGTTGACTTAACAGCAAAAGTATTGTTGTTTCCTCCGATTGATGAAAACGAGCACTGGAGGATTATTCCACAGTTTTACATGCCATCTGACAATCTGGCCGAGCGAGCCAGGGTTGATAAAGTCCCTTATGAGTTATGGGCTGAATCTGGGTTGATAACTTTGACGCAGGGGAATGTAATCGATTACAAATTCATGATTAAGGATCTTGTGGCCGATAGTCGCAAATACCGGGTGATGGGTGTTGGTTATGACCCGTTTAGTGCACAGCAGGTCGCCAATGAATTAGCTGACGAGCATGGTTTGCCTATGACTGAGTTTCGCCAGGGCTGGCGGTCTATGTCGGAACCAACTAAAGAGGTTTTGGCAATGACCAAAAAACATCAGTTTGCGCATGGCGGCAATCCGGTGTTGCGTTGGTGCGCTAATAATTTGCAGGTCAAGATCGGCGCCAACGAAACAGTGCAACCCGTCAAAGACCGAACGTACGGGCGCATTGATGGCATGATAGGTCTGATCGAGGCGGTAGGCATGGCTACGCTAACAAAACCACAAAAACCGAGCGTTTACGAGACGCGCGGTCTTAGGATGTTGTAATGGGAAAAAAGCGAAAGCAGCGGAAACAAGTTAAACAACAGAATGCGGCAACAGTTAGGTTACGCGATCCAGGGCAGAGCCGAATCGTTTATGTTCCGCAACGATTCGGTGGAATGCATGTGGACCATGACCAAGCTATGCGGTTTAGTGCGGTATTCGCTTGTGTACGGTATATCGCAGAAACGATCAGCTATTTGGCATGGCATCACATGCGTCGCGCAACCAATAATCAAGCCAATAAAGAACGAATTGCAAATTCGCAGCTAGAACGATTGTTGAATGTCAGAAGTAATCCTGAAATGTCTGGGATGAGTTTCCGTGAGACATTGATTGCATGGGCTTTAACCTGGGGCAACGGATACGCCGAAATCGTAACAGACAACGCTAATCGCCCCACTGAGTTGTGGCCTATTTCGCCGGATAGAGTTCAGCCAGATCGGGACCGTGATACGGGCGATCTTATTTACAAAATCACAGACAGCAAGGGCGGCGCAACATTTTTGCCTCAAAGTAAAATGTTTCATCTGCATGGGCTAGGTTTTGACGGTCGCGTTGGATATTCAGTTATCAGTTATGCCGCGCGATCAATTGGAGTAGGGATTGCGCAAGATGAGTACAGTTCTAGTTTTTTTGGGAACAACACACAACTGGCTGGCGTTTTTGAGCATCCAGAAGCATTGTCTGAAGAAGCCTATACACGATTGAAAGAATCGTTTGAAAAAGAGCACCGTGGTCCTGCTAACGCTTATCGACCATTATTTTTAGAAGAGGGCATGAAATGGAAAACTGTCGGTGTTCCCCCAGAAGATGCGCAGCTTATTGAATCCAAGAATTTCAGTGTAGAAGAGATCGCGCGCTGGTTCCGTGTTCCGCCGCACAAAATCGGTCATTTGCTTCGAGCTACGTTCAGTAATATTGAACATCAAGCAATCGAGAGTGTAACCGACACATTGATGCCGTGGATTTCGCGGCTCGAACAAGAGGCGAATGCCAAGCTGTTGGGTCAGAATGATAGAGTCAGCTATACTAAAATTAATGTAAACAGTTTGTTACGTGGGGATTTGAAGTCTAGATCTGAATTTTATAACTCGATGCTTGACCGGGGTGTTTTCTCTATAAATGAAGTTCGTGAACTCGAGGATTTGAATCCGGTAACCGATGGCAATCTGCGCTTGGTACCGATGAATATGCAGACGTTGGATGCCGCCGCTAATCCTCCAGAGTTTCAACAAGTGGTTGCGCCAAGCCAGGATGATCGGAGCGGGGGTGGTGATCAAGATGACTTTGGTCAACTAGACAATGTTGTGCGTGCATTTCAACAGGCAACGACAAAAGCATTAAAGCGCGAGGAGCATAGGGTCAATGATGCATTGCGACGGTATGGCGATGATCGATCTGGTTATCAGCTTTGGACCGACAAATTTTTTGCCGAGCATAGAAATTATTTGCATGACCAAATGAGGCTTTTTTTAAAACCTGCGTTGTTGAATGATGGCATTATTCATTATGAGAACCTTATTGGGAATCAGATTGATTATCATTTAGCTTTATCAAAAAAGTATACGCAAGCGGTTTATGATGACCCGGATGGTTATCGGGCCTTAGATTCTAATTCCATTTCACATCTTACTGAAACATTTCTAAAGAGATTACAGGCTGAAGACTATGGCAACAATCAAAACGTCGTCAAAATCGCGCATGTACGAAATTAAAGCAAAAAACAACACAGCCGACATCTGGATTTATGAGGATATTGGCGAAGCATGGTTTGGGGGAGTTTCGGCTAAACAATTTGCCGATGATTTGAAAGGTGCGGGATTGGTTGACCTAATTAGGGTGTTCATAAATTCTGGCGGGGGGAATATATTCGACGGCGTAGCTATATATAACTCTCTGAAACGGCATAATGCGCGTGTTGAGGTTTCTATCGATAGCGCAGCTTTGTCAATTGCATCCATTATTGCCATGGCGGGTGACGAAATTAAAATTGCAAATAACGCCCAGATAATGATCCATGACCCTTGGACGGTGGCGGGGGGTAGTTCAAAGGATTTTCGGCATATCGCCGACATTATGGACAAAACTAAAGAGACCTTGGTTACAACATACCAAGGTAAAACTGGATTAGACCCAGACAAGATCTCATCAATGATGGCAGATGAAACTTGGATGAATGCCGAGGAAGCGGTACAGCATGGTTTCGCTGATACGATAACCGGTGAATCACAACTTCCTTTGGCGGCATCAGTAGATAAGCGAATATTGGAGCAGTTCAAAAATATGCCGAAAGAATTTTTGGAGGCCATTGAATCTCGCGATTCAGTGGCTAATGAAAAGCGCGCTCAAAGTGAAGTGACGCATAATCGACTTGCAAAAATGCAGGAATATTATAGATCAAAGAATTGGTAAAGAATTTGCGACAATGCCAGCGTTGTCGGACGTGTACGGGCCTTGCCAGCGAGTGACCTAGGCACGCAATTTTAAATAGATGGATAATGACATGAATCCGAAAATTGAGCAGTTAAGACAGCAGAGCTTAGATTTCCACGAGAAAGCAAGTGCCCTACAGGCAACCATTGATGCTGAGGATCGTTTGGCAACTTCTGATGAACAGAATTTGCTGAATGATTATTTCACGCAGATGGATAACTTACACAAGGAAATCGAGAACCACGAGCGGCTAGACCAACATGCCGAAAAGCTTCGTGAATCTGACGGCCCGCGAACTGAAAAGCAGCCTATCGCTTCAGCGCAAAACAGTTATCACGTCGAAGGGACTGACGCCCGTCATGCGAGAATGTCTATTAATGAGAAGCCCGGAACGTTTGGGTTTCAGACATTTGGCCATCAAGCATGTGCAATCAGAAATGCTTCACAGCGTGGCGGTGTGATTGACCCGCGCTTGATCGCCAACGCCCCTACAACTGTTAGTTCTGAGGGTGTGGGTGCTGACGGTGGTTTTGCGGTCGCACCAGCGTTTAGTCAGGAAATCGTGGCTAAGTTGCAGAGCGAAGATTCTATCTTTTCGCGTACCGATCAGATGACTACGTCTAGTAATTCGATGACGTTTCCGAAGGATGAGACAACGGATTGGCAGACATCTGGTGGAATCCAGGTTTACTGGGAGGGTGAGTATGACCAGTTGGCACAAAGCAAGCTGGCATTGATCCCGCATACCGAGCGGTTGAACAAAATTACCGCATTAGTCCCGGTTACTGAGGAGCTGTTAGAGGATGCCCCAAGCGTTGATTCTTATCTAAGGCGCAAAGTGCCTGACAAAATTGAGTTTGCGGTTGGTGAGGCAATTATCAATGGAACTGGCGCTGGTAAGCCAATGGGCATCATGAATTCCGGCTCACTTATCAGTGTTGCGAAGTCGACATCTTCACCAGCACAAGCCGCAGACACGGTTATCTACAAAAACATCGTGAATATGTGGGCGCGCATGTATGCGCCATTCAGGAATAATGCGGTGTGGTTGATTAATCAGGATGTCGAACCACAACTGGATATGATGTCGTTCGACCCAACAGCAACAGCCGGAACTGTCCCGGTCTATTTACCTGCAAATGGCATAGCCGATTCTCCATTCGGAAGGCTGAAAGGGCGTCCCGTAATCGCGCATCAATCCATGAAAACCGTGGGTGACAAAGGCGATATTCTGTTGGCCGATCTGAGTAACTACCTGACAGTTACGAAAACTGGTGGCGTACGTTCCGATGTTTCTGTTCATTTATGGTTTGACTACGATGTCAGCGCATTCAGGTTCATCCTGAGAATTTCAGGGTCAAGTTGGTTGTCTAGCACAATCTCTCCATTGAACGGCACCAATACATTATCCGCCTTCGTTACTTTGGACGAGCGCACTTAATTAATAGGAGTCTATTTTTTCGCGAACTAATTAAAGGTGATTTTTAAAAGGTGATATATGACTACTCATACAAGTAAAGCGTACGAAAGATTGGCCGTGGTCGGCACTATCGATCCTGACGCATACACAGCGGCAACATATCTTACTGATGCTGTCGATATGTTGAATCTAGACGAGCTATTGGTTTGCTGTCTGGTTGGTACTATGGCGTCTACCTCAACCGTCGACTTTAGTGTAACGCAAGCAACCACTAGTGGTGGAACCTATAAGGCTGTTACAGGGAAAGCAGCGACTCAGTTGACTGAAGCGGGGACCGACTCTGACAAACAGGTGGTTATTAGTGTTCGAGGCGAAGACCTCGATATGGATAACAATTATCGGTTTGTTAAGGTTTCGATGGTTGTCGCCGCAGCAGCGAGTGATGCTGCAGTTCTGGTATTGGCTCAACCCAAATCCGGTTTGGCTTCGTCCGCTGATTTGGCATCCGTTGACGAGATGGTCTAAACGGAAAAAGGACACAAGGATGTGTCCCTTTTTAGGAGTGAATATGAAAACGATCAAGTTTCTTGAGGACTACGTTGTCCAGGATGACGTTGGTACTGAGTACAAAAAAGGTCAAGTGGAGATGTTTGTAGATGCAAGCGCAAATCATTTCACATCCAGGGGCCTTGCAGTTGAGGTCTCTGCAGAAAAGCCCAAATCCAAACTCGGACGACCCACCAAATCTGACGATAAAGCCAGTGTGGGGGGGAAAGACAGTGGTATGTCTGGGAACAGGACCAAGTCTAGCAAAGGTTGATGTCGATTACTGCCAATGGAAGGCGCCGGTTATTGCAATCAGCAATGCTTACAAGGACGCACCATGGGCCGATATCCTTTACTCATCAGATGCTAAGTGGTGGATCTGGCACAACGGAGTTGAGGATTTTACCGGGTGGCGTATTACGCGTGAACGTGAGGCCGCTAAGCATTACGGAATCGGTTGGATTCGCAGTGAAAACAAGGACGGGTTATCGATGCAACCCGACCTATTGCACAATGGGTACAACTCTGGGTACCAAGCGGTGAACCTGGCCTACCATTTTGGGGCTTCTACCATCGTTCTGCTGGGTTATGACATGCAAGCTACAGATGGCAAAAACCATAATTTCGGAAATCATCCAGATGGACGCACGCCTCCATTCCATTATTTTTTGCGGGCGTTTAATGCTTTGCCTACATGGTTGGCCGACAACAATGTAAACCTCAGAATTATTAATGCTACGCGCAAAACTGCGCTAACGTGTTTTGAGCAAAGGGACATACAGCAATGCCTATAATATTGTCAAGCGTTACGGCGCCAGATGCGAAAGAGGCGCTGCTATTAAGTCAGGTTAAAAAGGATCTGAATGTCGATCATACCGACGATGACGATTACATCGCTGAATTGATTAAAACGGCTTTAGCAACGGCGGAGAATAAAACCTGGCGCGCGCTGTTATCTCAAACATGGGATTACTATTTGACTGTGTTTCCGTCGGGCGACCATGTGATCGAAATTCCAAAGCCGCCGTTAACCTCTATCACGTCGATCAAGTATCAAGACATCGACGATGTGCAGCAAACCTGGGACAGCGCAGATTATGTTGTAGATACCGACAGCGAGCCTGGGCGCGTTTATTTGGCCACAGACGCGAGCTGGCCAGCCGCATACTTCGCGCGTAAGGCTATTGTTATTCGTTTCGTGGCGGGCTACACAGCAATCCCTGAGCCTATTAAGAAATGGATGATGATCTGGATTACTGATGCTTACGACGTTATGAGGCAAAGTTACTTTCAGGGCGGCGGGTTTGCAGGGCAGATTATCAAAGATCGAACGTTCGCGGATAATTTGATAGCTAGTTATAAGATGAATCAATTCTAATGAATATGGTTGGCGCTATAGATCGGCAACGCGAGGTAGAGAAATACATCATTCGTTACGGCCAGCACGACACTTACAGGATGGGTGGCACGCGCATGGAGGATGCAAAGATAGACGTTTCGGCATTTAAGGCTGGATGCACTTACTTGGATCTTGGGTGCGGCCATGGAGAGATGTTGGAATACGCTCGCAATCGTGGTTTGAAGGTTACAGGATTAGAGGTGGTCCCAGAGCTTTGTGTTGGTGCTGTCGTATATGGCTATGCGCACAATATGCCGTTTGATAACGATAAATTCGATTACTCAACTGCGTTTGATGTTCTCGAACATTTGTTGCCAGGTGACGATGAGCAAGCCCTGCAGGAATTAAAGCGTGTCACTAAATCACGTATTGTCGTTACGACAAATAACCACCCGTCTTCAAATCCAAAGAACGGCGACAACTTGCACATAAATATTAAGACCTATTCTGACTGGGATAAGTTGGTTAGGAAGGTCTTTGTCGGTCATGAAGTTATTTGGTTAAAAGGTCAACGTAGGTATGTGTCAGAAACATGGCAAATAGACCTAAGATAGTTTTTTACAGTCGTGGCACATTCAAGGCTGGGCAACCATGGGCTGTCCCGCATATACGAGCGTTTGCCATCGGGTTAGATCGCCATGGTATCGATTTGGATTATTTTCACGGTGAATGCGATCCAAATAAATATGATATAGCGGTAATGTGGGGTGGTCGATTTGTACGGGAACGCCAGCAGATGATTGATGCCGGTAAAGATTACCTGATCATGGAACGTGGTTATTTTAATGATCGTTTCGCGTGGACTTCAATCGGCTGGAACGGCTTAAACGGCGAGGCCGATTTCAATAATCACAATATGCCCTGGGATCGGTGGAATGCCATAGGCGCGAAGTTGGGTTTATGGAAAGATGGCGGCGAGTATGTATTGGTTACCGGTCAGGTTCCCGGTGATATGTCGGTACAGGGAATGAACTTGAATCGGCAGTATGCCGACATTGCGGAAAAGATCAGGAAGCATACAGATTTGCCAATTGTTTTCAAGCCGCATCCGCTACGACCAGAAATGGCAGGGCCGCCAGGGTGTCGAGTTTTCCGAGGTTCTATGGATGACGCATTAAAAGGTGCGGCGCTATGTGTCACGATCAACAGTAATTCGGCAGTTGATGCGGTGTTGGCTGGTGTACCAACAATAACTTTAGATAAGAAATCCATGGCGTGGGATGTGACTAGCCATACCATAGACGGCAAAAACGTGAAATCGCCTTACAAGCCGCAGCGTTACCAATGGGCGGCAAACCTTGCCTATACACAGTGGACACTTGACGAAATGCGCGAGGGTTTACCCTGGGAGCATCTAACATCCGGTGGAAAATATGCGAAGCGCGCAGCTTAAACATCCGATCAGGATTGAGCGTAATACACCTACGCTAAATGCGTTTGGTGAGGAGGAGAACGTATGGTCTATTTTCGCTCAGCGCAGGGCGAGCATTACCCCATTGCGCGGGCGTGAATTATGGACCGCACAGGAATTAGAAAGTGAGGTAACTCATAGGATCAATATTCGGTGGGATGAGAAGGTTAATCAGATGAATCCCAAAGATAGAATTATGAACGGTATCAGAATATTTGACATAAAGACGATACTCAACCCGAAAGAGCGCAACCGTGAATTAGAGATTATGGCAATCGAGAAAGTGTGATGCCTAGGAAAGCTACATTCAAGGTCGAAGGTACCAAACAGACCATCAAAAACATTAACGAGTTTGCTGAGATGTTTGGCGGATCGAAAGCGCGGCGCGTGATCGCTACCGCATTGAACAAAGCTACTACACCAGCATTCCGCTCTATGAAGCTGGCGGCACCACGGGGTTATCGCGCGCATAAATCGTGGCGTGGGAATACTATCCCTCCTGGCAATTTGCCATGGGCAACACGAAAACGTCGAGGCACAACAACGGCAGGAAATCAGTTTTCTGAGATTGGCGTTTTGGAAGATTGGTGGTATGGAGTTTTCATCCTGCCCAGCGGGCATAGTGGTAAGACGGGAACGGTTGCGCCCAATGACTGGTTTTTTAAGGTTTTCGCAGACCATGAAAGACAGGCTGTTAAGATCTTTCAAAGCGAGTTAATCCCGCAAATGAACCGAGCAGCTAAGCGGTTGCGGGCAAAACAGAAATGAGTGTTGAATCTGATTTTCGCGCATTTCTAATTGCTGACGTTACGATTGTCGGTTTAGTTTCAACGCGCATTTATGGGCATGACTTAAAACCACAAAATACAGCTTTCCCGGCAATCACGTTGCAGCGCAGTGATACCGAATTTACTATGCAGCAACCCACCGGCCAAAGCGGTTTCCAGGGCGTGAATTTTCAAGTTGATTCTTGGGCTGAGGAATACGATACGGTACATAGTGTGCGCGAGGCAGTAATTGCCAGGTGCCAAAATTTTAACGGAACCATGGGTTCCACAGCAGTCAGCCGAGTCTATGTCACGTCTGGGCCGGTGGACGTTTACGAGCAGTCGGTAGAGCAATACCGCTCTAGTGTCGGCGTGGTAATTTGGTTAAACAGTTAGGGTATAGGGTAAAAACATGACTACTAATGCATATCTAGGCGGTTGGACATTTAAGCGCGGTAATGCGGCTTCGCCAGAGGTCTTTACAGCAGTTGAGGAGGTTACGGGGATATCAGGGCTAGGCGAGGTTTCAGAGCTGGTCTCTGTGACACACATGGGCAGTGCGGGCGCTGCTGAGTATATCTCAGGTATTACCGACGGTTCCGAATTTACGCTCGATTGTAATAACGTTCTAACTTCCGGTTCTATTCAAGAAGATTTGCGCGGCGATAAGGCTAGTACGATCAATGTTCAAGTCGCCGTTACAGATGGGACGGATACACTGACTCTTGACATGGCTGTCGTAGTGCTGGGTTATGAATACGGGCCAAGTGTCGAAGCGCAAAACACCATTACGTTTACGTTCAAGATTACTGGATCAATTACTGAATCATAATGAACAGAGCAGAGTTCGAAGCGTATCGACCGCAAACGCACGAGTATAAATTAGCAGACGGCAAAACTGTTCCACTTAATGAGTTATCGTTAAAGGAACGCAATTGGTTGTTTAAT